GAGTTTGATTTATATAATCTTATCTTATTAGAATTTTTTATAACCTCTACATAATATTCTCCAGACGACAATCCTACAATTGGATCACTGCTAGGAATATATGTAATTTTATCTCCAGTTAAGAATGGAATTTGCTCTGTAAATTCTATGGAAGCAAATTCAGAATTACCCAAAGAATCTACTAGAATAGGATTATCTATACTTTTTATTGATACTACAGGTTGATATGAATATGGAGAATTTAATAATGATTTTGATGGTAGTGAATTTGAAGCCACATACATGTAGTTGTTTTGATCACTATACACATTTTGAATATCAGCAACTGATTGAGACTCAAAAGAAACTCCTGAAATGGAAGGTTTTCTAATTTTTTTTCTCAATCCATAAACAGTGTTACTATCATAAGTAACTAGATTATTCAGATTACCTACAGTTATAGTAGAATTTTCATAATCAATATCATCTTCAATATAACCAGTATTTTTTACAATATTCTTTATTCTATCTACAATTTCTACAGGATCACCTTTCTTTAAATTTGATCTATCTATTGTAGATGATAGTGTAAAGTTTGCTCCAGAAAAACTTTCTATGTTAAAAGTTGAACTTGTGTTATAAATCCATGAATTGGCAAAAATTTCTTTTTTTGTAGAATTTAATCTTGGATTTCTTATTATTTCTCCCAAAGAATCTACAAAAATTTCATCATTTTCGTCAACTTTTACTGTTTTTGAGGTTTGGACAAAATTGAAAAGTGATCCGCTAATAGAAAACTCTACTTTTTTTGTTATATCCCCATTCTCATAACCATAATACGTTTGATTAGATCTCAAATCATCAGTGGGATTTATCTTAGAAGTAATTCCTGTACAACCAAAAAATTGATTTAAACTTTTACTTGTATACTGGATAGTATTTGCCCCAGAAAAAATCGTGCCTTTCTCTGGAAATCCAATAGTAGAATCTACTGTTATTACAGTATCTGTAATAGATACTTCTTCTATAACTTTTGTTAATGATGTAATTGTAAAATCACCTTCAATATTTGGTGTATCAGTATTTCCTATAAAAAGTGATAATTTAAAATATTCGATACCATCCCTATTAAAAGGTTCAATTTCTGATACGGAAGCACTTACAGAAGAATCTGTTGACTTAAAAATTGACTGACCTTTTAAATTTAATGGATTTGAATTTTTTGTAATAATATCAGCAAGAACTACTTCTCTTCTAATATAATCTGCACTTGATGGCTTTATTAAATAATCCTCAAGATTTAATACTTTTGGTGTAACCCCATAAAGAACATTAAAAAGGATTCTAAATGATTCATCTGTTCCTTTAGATTCATAGAATCCTCTTGCTTCTTTTATAAAATTGCCAACATTTATGTTCTCATTAAATGAAAGTTCTTCAAATCCTGGCAAAAATGTTTTTTTGAGTTTTGCAAAAAATTCTTTGAGAAATAAAGAACTTAGATTTTCAATACTAGATCCTGCTTCATGTGCCGATGCAATAGTTTTTGTAAAAACTAATTCTTCTTTATTTAATTCTTGAGAATATCTTTCAATTCCACTAAATCCACGAATACACCCTGTAAAACTATTGCTAGTTTTATCAGTATATGTAATAATTTCATCATTAATCTTTAATAATCCATATTTGTTTGGAAATCCTTTTGTATTTGAAATATAAATTGTTGTATCATCAACATCAATTGCTGCTGTTAGTGTTGCCGCACCATTAAATATCTCTGGAATTAAATTATCAGATTTTAAATATTGATCTAAATTCTCTGCAATATCGACTGGTCCACCTTGATATTCTTGAGAAATATAATACTGCTTTAAAAATTCTGAAGCATTTGGATTTTCATCCAATAAAAAACTAGGAAGTTGATTTTCAATAATATCCTGTACTTTTATTCTTGATTCAAAACTTGTCTGTATCATATTACTCTCTTATTAAATTACCGTTTGGATAACTTGATGTGTAAAAATCTTTAACAAATAATGTTCCAGAAATTTCATCTCCGGAAGCAATTACATCCCTTACCATATTTATTGTACTTTTAGAAACATCAAAATTGACATACAAATCTCTCAAACCGACAACATCATTAGATTCTGGTGTTGCTTGAATTTCTATTACTTGATTTTCTCTTACAGTTGATGTAATATTAATAGTACCTAGTTTAATTTCTCCTTTAATATAATCAACTGTACCAGCATCTTTAACAACGACTATTTTATTATTATTCTCATCAATTCTAATAATTGAAAGAACCCCTGTTGTTGCAGTTATATTAGTTGGTCTTCTAAGAAATACATTTGATGCTTCAGTTGAAGACGTAACTGATCCTTCATTTGTAATTATATTTGGTGTATCAACAAGATAAACTGTATTAGTTTCTCCAGAAATTTTAAATCCAGTAGATTTTATATTATATCCTTTAGGATCGACATGAAATTGATTACCAAAACATAATTCATATTGTGCAAATTGATTTAGTGCTGGTTTTAAATCTCTTCTAATTCTAATTTTTGTAATATTAGAAGTTATTGCGGTATCAGTATCATCAATTACTTTTAATAACTTACTATATTTAAATCTTCCTCCAAATTTATTTAAGTCGAGTGATTGAGAATATTTTGTAAGAGAATTTACAACTTTTGTTTTTAATGATTCTTCTGAGGATATTTGTGAATAATTAAAATAAATTGAAGAATCAATCTCCACATATAATAGTTTGAGATCTATAATTTTTTGATTTATACCAGAGATACTATACTGTTTAAGTTCTGATAATATTCTTTGCTTATTAAAATCAGATACAAAAGTACCATTCTTTGGTTTTATGCTAATCGATACAGTTCCAAATTCTGGCGGATCCAATTCTTCCCCGCCAATAACTGAAACAGATTCTGTGTCAGGGTAAATGTTTTTAATAATAGATTCATAGTCTCGTGCAGTAACTGCTCTATATTGCGAAGAATATAACCTTGGAGCAAAGTATTTAATTGAATTAATTGATTCGGAATCAGAACCATTTTTTGCATTAGATTCTGTTGTTATACTAACACTTCCAGGAGATATGAATACAAAATTTTGAATATCTGTATTATCAGTTATAACACCAGAAAATGAAAATACATCTACGGAACCATCATTTCCACCTGCACCGTTTCCATCTTTTCCATCAGTTACGACATAATTTACAGTTATAATTGCACCATTTTGCAATTTTTTACCTATAAATCCATCTCCAAATAATAATTCATATTTTTCATCCTGAATTTCTTGAACCAAAAATACTTCGGATGAAGAGTCTACCTTAAATATATTGTTTATTAATTTATATTCTTTTCCAAGAACTCCTTCTTCATTACTAACATATACAGAAATAGTTGAAGTATCAATATATGAATTATCTAAAATGAATCTTTGATCAAGTGATGCATCAACAACGAATGTTTTTTGAAGAAATGTTCCCTGATAAACCTCTAAATTTCTAAATGATGCTGTACCATTATTTACTGACGCCTGAACGTTGTTTGGTGATACAAACGTATAGTTGGTATCATTTACATCTGCGGTGCATACAAGACCTCTACGAAGCACTACAGAACTATAATCAGATGATATGCCATCTATATCAAAAGATATTTCAGATTTTGCCGCTGTTCTGGAACGAGGAACATAACCAATATTTCTTGCAAGAGAAATAACATTTTCACGAAGAGTTGCCGAATCCAAAAAGGATTCGTTTACAATCATATTCGAATTAAATGCAGTAATATAGGTATTATATGCTAATGTATCAATTAAAATCGAAAAATTGGACCCCTCAAAGTCAAAATCCGTAAACGTTGAATTAGCACGTAGATAATCTTTAATTGATACCTTTATTTGATCGAAATCTAGGTTTGTAAATTTAGTAAATGGCATATTATCTCGTCGCCGTTAAGAGGAAAGTATATTCTTGGGTCGGAATTTCTTGTCCAATGATGTCAAATATGACTGTAACATCAAATGTGTTTTGATCCGGATTTGGATTTACAATAACTTGCAAATTATCCACTCTTGGTTCAAAATTTTCAATTGATGTTTCAATTTGATCTTGTATTATTGCAGCAGTACCAAAATCAACAAATTCAAATAAACTATCTCTTACATCAGAACCCAAAGACGAATTAAAAAATCTTTCTGTAGGGATAGTTTCTACAATATTTCTTACAGATCTGCGAATTGCATTCTCATTTTTTAATATCTGGAGATCATTTGTCACAGGATGAGGCACAAAAGACAAACTAATGTCCTTAAATGCTCTTGATATCCTTTTAATTGTCATTGGACAAGAGATTTTTTATTTATTTATCATCATTCGTGCCATCTTTCGACAAAATCATCAAACCCATTTGCACCACCACAAGGTCTTGAGAGGCGATCTTCCGGAATTACATAGTCTTTATCGAGATCATCGTGCATAACTTCTTGCAATACCTTCTTGTTGGGCAATGAATGATAATCTGTGACCAATTTTGTAGTTCCCCACATCTCTCTCATGTAATTTTGGTCTCTATCGACTGGTAAATTCGACATTTTAGCTCCTGATTAGTAAAATCAGAACTTTTTGAGGGGTTACTATCCCTGAATTCTTATTTATTTTCTTGTTCCTCGGGTGTTTTCCAGAAATAATCATCGGTATCACCCAATCTACCCCACCTTACACCATTCTCAACTTGATAATATTGAGTCGAAACCTTAAAATCAGGTTGTTTTGGCGTTTCTGGAGTGATTGAAAGGTCATATATCCTCATTCTATTGTTCGGATATAGCGCAAATTGACCATTTTCAAGTTCAATGCAGTTATGTGACTTGTGTTCTTCTGGTATTTCACTTACATTGCAGTTTGTAGTGTCAATATCAGGATGAAAATTGTCTAAAGTGAACAAATATTCTCCATGAAGAGCACCAAAATTGCGTGTATGAAGCATAAAGTCCATACTTCCAATAAACTGCTTCTCAATACATCTTACACCATAGTCCATACAGTTCCAGAACTGTAGGTTTGGTAGATCTAAATCAGGATCTGGTAGTTCAGGACGAGACAAAAAGGCACTAATCGGCAATTTATCATACATTGCACCATATTCGGGCAGGTAGGTCTCAAAATAAAAAGCACGCCCAGGAATCGACTTTGCCGAAACCCAGACGCCTTCTACAAATTCGCCATGACCATCCTGTAAATCACGTAGGTACTCTTTACGTACCCATACCTTTTGTGCTGGTAGATTTACAAGAAGTTGACTCATCGCTTTCCTTGCCCCCTATACTTTTTTTTAGCCGAGTTACGAGAAGTAGCCGACCTCTTCGTATATTGACTATTACCTTGACGAGACTTCTTTGGTGTCGCAACCATAAAGTTCCCGTTTTTCATAAATCCTTTCATTCTTTTACCTCATAAATTTCAGTTTCTAACTCCGAGGGGTCCGGAGAACCCGTCTGATAGTATTCTATCGCAAGATCCTCCATTACCTCAAAATATTCAAGTTGTCCTAGATTTTTATATATCCTGCGCCCTTTACACAGAATATCATAACGTTCACTCATCAGATTACGCGAGTCTTCTCGTGCCCCACACGAATCCGTGGATCACACCAAATCTCAAAACCAGACTCAATTGCATCCAAACAGAATGATACATCTTCTCCACACATATCTTGAACTTCACCAGATTCAAAGACTTGCATCTTTGGTGCAAACCATGGATACTTCATACCCTCATTCTCAAAGACTCCGTGCTTGATGAGTAACCACCCAAATCCTGTATAATCAACAGTAAAAGGTTTGCGCCGCTTGGAGATGCTCTCGATGGTTTCGTGATTCATCACACCCCCATTGTTTCGGAAGTCATCCTCCTCCAACCAATGAGCAACTGATGTGGTGCGACCATCTTCGGTACAATACCAACCAGCAGCAATGTCCTGGTCCATTAGTACCAACTGCCAAAACTTTTCGGTGTTGAAAACAATATCTGAGTCAATCCATAACTGCCAATCATATTTTAACTTACCGTCCCAGGGAATTTGATCCGGTCCTCGCAGTACATTTGCTCCAAGACACTTGCACCTTGCAAAGTTGACCATGGAGGAATAGTCCTGCGAAATCTGGATGCTTGCCCCTGCTTGTACAAGGTCAAAACAAAGTTGTACAAAGTTCTTCAAATACGTATATGATACTCCGCGCCCTGGAAGACAAAAGACAATACTCTTGCCCTTTACCATTTCTTTTGCCTTGTCATAGTCCCACTCTTGTTCCTGTTTAGCTACGGTGGGCGCAGCTGCTTTTACTGTAAATCCTTTAGCCATAATAGAAATGAATTACTTTCGAATCATACTGCAATATGTATACTTTGTCAAGAATCTTCTATATCTGTAATTACAATACAGTCATTCTCGACTTCAATATTAACTTCGGTTCCTTCATACCATCCCTTCTCATCAAGTATCCACTCTGGAATAATCACATAGTGCTCACCAGTTACTTGATCAACCTCTATAGTCGTAAAATTTTCTGCGCGATTTTTTTGCATCTCCATTAAACCTTATTCTTGTTTTTATATAGCGAAAAAAATTTTTGAGACCCTGTGGAAAAAAGAGTGACTTTGAGATCTTGAACGGCATCGTAACACTTTGTAGACTAGGGGGACCCATCGGTTTTTAATAACGGGGGGGCATAAAAACGCCCCCACTGCTGTTAGTAACTGTGTGTGAGGTTAGTGTTACTTAAGGGGGCAACGGTTAGTGTTACCCCCGACTGATCATCAGGCAGCGTTAGTGATAATCTCCAGGTCCTTATTTTTGACGCTAAAGTTCACGAACTTGCCCACAGATTCCTCTGCTTTGATAACATTATTGAGAGCACTTACAAAACCACTAACATCGGCAGAACGATACTTATAAGAACGCCCACCGTTCCAAGTAACGGTCACAGTATCATCAACGGCGTTGATGTTTTCGATAGCGGAAGAGGTGAACTTACTGATCATGATAATTAAAAAGCGATTGGATGTTGATGTGTTTTTGAGCGGGATGCATCACCCCCGCTTGATGTCTCAATTGTAGGGTATCGGGGGG